TTTGAAACTAGGAAAATATTTTCGCAAATTAAAATTGAAAGCGAAAGAGCTTCCAGAAATCTTGCTGAAATTTATGGCGAGCCTCTGTGGTGCGCTGGTACTGGTATGCGCAATACTCACCTGCGTGCTGTTGCTCCCACTGTTAGCAATTCAAAGCTTAGCGGAAATGTTTCGCCAGGAATAGAACCGTGGGCTGCAAACGTTTTCACTGAACAAACGGCTAAAGGAACTTTTATAAGAAAAAATCCTACTTTATTAAAATTATTAAGAAAACTTAAAATAAACAATAATGAAACTTGGGATAAGATCATGGCTGACGGTGGTAGTGTGCAAAATATTACTGAGCTTAATGATGTTGTTATGGCACACGAAACACCCGCAAAAGAGGTATTTAAAACTTTTAAGGAGATTAATCAACTAGAGCTAGTTAATCAAGCTGGACTTCGTCAACAGTACATAGATCAATCAGTTAGTTTAAATTTAGCTTTTCCTAGTGTAGCTACACCTAAATGGATTAATAAAGTACATTTTGATGCTTGGAAAAAAGGAGTGAAGACTTTATATTATACGAGAACAGAGAGTGTTCTACGTGGAGATATTGCACAGCAAGCGATGAGTGAAGATTGTCTTGCGTGTGATGGTTAGTTAGTTAGTTAGTTTGTTTGAAAAGAGGGTGCTGGAAACGGTGCCCTTTTTTTTTATATATTACAGTATTCTTTATTAGCGTCAAAGCACGGGCAACTTTTAGCAGCAAACTCGTTGTGACCGTGTATTGTAGCGCTTGGATGCATTTTCTTTAATGTTTTAAGCAGTAATAACAAGCTTTCTTTTTGCTCAGATGTTCTAGTATCTTTAGCAATCCATTTGCCATTAGAGCCACGTTCTGATTCAACGCCTCCAATGTAACAAATTCCTATAGAACCTTCATTTTCACCCTTAACGTGAGCTCCTTGCTTGTATATGCTACGGCCATATTCTATCGTGCCGTCTAGCAAAACCACATAATGGTAACCTATACCATTCCAGCCTCTTTTTAAATGCCACCGATTTATTTCAGCTGCGTCTAAGTCTCTACCTTCCTGTGTTGCAGAACAGTGAACTATTATCTTATTTATCGATCTCATCTTTTTTAATCTTAATCCATTTGGAAATAGTGTAACCAATTGTTATTACTAATAATATAATTTTCAAACCGTCTTCTATATGTGTAAAGGTTGTAACACCTAGAGTGCTAGCGTTTAAAGTGTATAATTTAATATCTGATATACTCATGTGTTTATTCCCCGCAAGGACCTCCTGTTTTAACGTTAATCCAGTTTTCTTTTTCAAACCAATCTTTCAGCGTGGCGCCTGGCCTTCTAGCTCCTTTTACATTTGATTTACTTGATCTTTTTTGTTTACCTTTAGATGCAGCAGACTCTTTAGCCGCGACTACTTTTTTCTTTTCAGAAGCGCTCATGGATCTTACTTTAGAAGCTGGCAAACAAACCTTTCTAGTTCCACCTCCTTTTGTTTTTTTAAAGGCTGAAGAAGACTTTTTGCAACTACCTTTTTCTCCGGGTTTTGTTCCAGGCACTCTTTCATATCCGCTCCAACAAGGAAATGGTGATTGTTTATAGGCCATTATTTTTTCTTTTTACTTTTGTTACCCCAATTAGCAGCACCCACTTTTCTACATCTAGTCAATGCGCCGCTAGCGTAAGCAGAAGGCCAAACATCATATCTAGCTCTAACTTTGCGATAGCATTCGTCTTTTTCTCCTTTCTTTTTGGCTATACTTATTGGTCCTCCTGAACCATCAGCGTTCATAGTAACTTCTTGGTTTTTTGGAAAACTACCTGTCATAGCTTCTTTTACTAATCTAGTTATAGGTTTGTTCATTTTTTAAAATTTTATTTTTTTAAACTTTGGTCTACTAAGCGTTTTTTTCTTTTTCTTTTTCTTTTTTGGTTTTTTATTCATGCCTAGTTGCCAGTCTTGCCAACCTAATAACAATGAAACTCTTTCCCAATATTCAACATCTTCCTGTAAAGCTGCGTTTATGTTTTCTACTTTTGTTAAAAGCCTATCTACAGGTATATTTGTTACACCTTCGGTTATTCTTAAGGAGCCAGATATAGCTGGATTGTCTATAGATAAACCTTTTTTCATTATATCAGATTTACTAGTAAAACTAAACTCTTTTAATCCACCGGCTATTTTTCTATATTTAGAAGAAAGCGGAGGTGATATATTTAATAAGGCTGTTGCTGCTTTTTCATATTCTGGTCTTGTCTCTTTGCTTTCGGTATATATTTTAATTGCGGCATCTTTAACACCACTTGTTATAGCGCCATACATACCCATACCTCTCAACAAAGAGTTAGCCATGCCATTAGCCATGTTTATAGTTTTATCATTTGTAACACCTTCATCATCTCCAAAAGCTACAGCAAACAAAGCTTGCTGAAGAGCGTTAAACAAGACGTTTTGAGCAAATGTATAATAAACTATTTTAGATATATTAGACTTAGCATCTCCTCTGCCGTTTTTAAGATCAAGAGCAGCTTTTTTTATTATTCTAGCATACTGACTAGGTGTGTTTGCAAACGCTAAAACTAAACGACCCAGTGGACCAGCTTGTTGTTGGCTAATCATGTCAGGTCTTGATGATTGCTGAGAAACCTCTGCTAACTCTCTAAAGTCTTTAAAAGCTTTTTTAATAGCTTCTTGATTTGTGTATAGCAAATTACCATCAACGTCTGTTTGTTTTTCATAGGTTTTAATTCTATTTCTATAAAAAGTAGCGCCACCAGAAGCAATAGCAAAACTATCAGCTAATTGAGTAGGTGTAAAACCAAACTTTAATAAACCGTTTATAACACCTCTTACTCCTCCTTTTTTAGCCATATTAGCTATATCCGCTTCGTTAACGTTTATTTTTAATCCACTTCTTCTATCTACTAAAAAATCAGAATTAAATAAATCTTTAAAGTCTTTCCAGTACCGAGGTTGATTGGCGAATGCTCTACCCGCTTTAAATATATTGTTATCAGATAAATTTATAAAGTTTGTAGCAGAAAGAGTTTGTAACACAGCCGATCTAGTGTTAAAAAACATAACAGCACCAACAGATCCGTTTAACCAGTCAGAAAGTCTAGCAGTATAACTATCACTTCCGTAAGTTCTGTTTCTACCTGTTTTCATTCTTAATAGCATGTTTTCAAGAGCTTTTCTGTATTTAACACCATAAGCAGCTTGTAGCTTATTTAAGTTTTGCTCAGAAAAAAGGACATCAACATTTTCTTGCCATTTTTGTAAATACTTAGATCTTTTTGTTGTATTAAGACCTTCTAGTAAGTCAGTTGTTATACTACCTGTTAGCCAGTTATTTGATGGTTTAGCGTAACCATCTCCTTTGTTTATTTCTATTAATCTGTTTCCAAATTTTATTAGCTCAGGATTTTTATTAAACTCTTGAAGTATAGTTTTAAAATCACTCTTTGATAATCCAGGAACATCCATACCTTGTTTTGTCCATATGTATGCTCTAACTCCTTGTTCTTTTGTAAAACCAGTTTTACCTAGTTCTTTTCTTAAATTCTTTGGAACAATACCAAGCTCTTGTTTTACTATCTTATAGTCTTTTGTTATTGATCTTCTTTCTCTAGTTATAGCATCAACTCCTCTAGCATAAGGATCAATTAAGTTTCTTTTGTAAAAAGCTAAATCTGCATCTCCTTGTTTTCCTTTTCCAACAGTTTTATATAATAATCCTAAAAAGTCTTCTGCGCCGGGTGCAATAAAAAAGTCAAATCTTCCTTTACCTTTACCCATAAGCTGAGCTCTAACTGGTGAAACTTCAGAACTAGAACTAATGCCTGTTTTTCTTTCTATTATGTCATTAAATTCTTTGTTTATATCTATAGAAGCTTTTGTTCCATCTTTAAAAAATGTTAAATTATGATTAACCATTTCTTCTTGAACAGCTTTTTTCTGCTCAAAATTTAATTTAAAATAATCACTAACTTCAAAAAGTGCTGAAGAAACAACATCACGCATTTCAAATACGTCAAATTTTTTCATGTCTTCAAGATTTCTTTCTAAATCTATAGAAAATTTAGCATCTTTTACAACTTTATCTACAGCTAAAGCATCTTCTAAAACCCATGTGTTAGGATTTTCTACATAATTCTTAAAATCTACCAACTTGTTTTTATTGTTAGTTATAAAAACTTGTCCATTTTTTATTTTACTTCTAACACCTGGAGCTAATAATCTTAGTATGCCTACGCTAGTACTTGAAGCCATAGAGCTGTCTAAAACTACTCTAAAAGACTTAGGTACTAACATTGCTCTACTTTCTATAAAAGTATTCTTATTTAAAAGTATATTGTCTAGTGCTTTTATACCTGTCGACTGCGTGGCCGTGTCTAAGTGCTCTAAATAATATTCTCCTCTTCCTGTAACTCCACCAACAATTTTAGCTAAAGCTTTTTCTCCATAATGTATTGAAGATGTTGATCCAGCTAACTGAACCATATATCTTAAAGCCGCTAATCTTTCTTTGCTGCCCTTAGGTGTAGAATTAACAAAATCAATTTTTAAGCTATTTATTAAATTTAAAGCTATAGATCTAGCATCATTATTTTTTTTATCAGTGGAAGCTTTTTTAATTATTTCTTTTTGTTTTGAAGAAGATATATCTTTTAAATTTTTTCTTAAAGTTTTATTTCTAGAGCTACTTATTGCTTGTATTTTTTTATCACCAATTTTTTCTTTTAATTGTTTTATTAAATCTTTGGTGTTTTTGGAGTACAAATTTGTATCAACCTGTGAGTCTAAATAAATGTTTAATAAATCTGTGTGTATTTTGTTTTTATATACCTCATCTCTAGTAACCTCTTGACCATATACTTCACTACCTTTTTTCTTAAAAACTTTTTTATTTGCGTTAGGTTCACCTATATAATTGTAGTTTGTTAAGTCGTTTCTATAATGTCTCCCTAGTATAAAACCTATTAAAGTTTTGTTTTCTGAAATTTGTTTAGGTAAAAAGCTAGCAAATTCAACCTGTGTAGTTCTAAAATCTTCAATAGCCTCCAGCGAAAACCTCTGCTCACCTTGTGATTTATCTGATAATTTTACAAATAATTCTTTAGGCTTTATTTTTAAACCATGCTCTTGTGATATAACACTTGAGACTACGTTGTCATCAAGCATTATTTCTATAGATTTCCTTATAGTGTTCTCGTCTTTAGCAACCTTCATTAACTCTTTGACTGTTCCAGACTGAATACCATTGTATTCTAAAAAGTATTTTAATTTATCTGTGTCAAAAGAAGCTAATCTAGAGCTTGTCGCGGATTTAATATCAACTAGTATTTGCTCTATATTTGCGTCTACTCTAGGCTTTAATGACTCTATTTTATTTCTAGCAAGCTTATTAGCTAAGTTTTGTGCTACTATTTTTATATTTGCTTTTATAAACTCTACAGAAGAAGTTTCCATATGTTTTCTAACCGCAGATATAGTTTCTGAAGATATTCTACCTCTAAACTGAGGCTTAAGTCTAACAACTCCAGTTTGTGATGTTGATCCTTTACTTCTTCCAGAAGGACTAGATATAGCAAAATCTTTTTCAACAAAAGGTTTACCCACTTCATTGCTTGATCCTTCTATAACTTTTGTGCTTTTTGCTTTTGGATCTATAAAAGGTTCGTAAAAATAATCTTTAAACAATTTAGCTTTTAATACAGATCTTCCTCTAACGTCTTTAGAAACCAACATTTGAAACTCTGTTGGAACCTCACCGGCTTCAGACCTAGCAACGTTAAACTCAGGAAGCGTTTTTATATGTCTTTCTAAATTATTGCCTTTGTCAAAATAGTTTAAAGCTTTTGTTTTATCTGAATAAAACTTAACACCACCTGTTTCACCTGGTTTTAGTTTTTCACCCGTCTTTGGATTTCCTATAAAGTCAACTTCACTAAAGTTTTTATTTGTTCCAACAACTTTAGCAGCTGGAATTCCAGTTATAATTTGCCCAACATCACCAACAAAGTTTTTTTCTATGTATTCTGGATTTACATTTTCTACGATATCTTTGTCTATTTTTAAAACTCTATCTAATCTTTCTAGTTCTATAGTTTTTAAATCTCTAGTAGGGTCTATGTCTTTTTGAATTCTTTCTTCAGCAGCTTCTGATTGCGTTATAAGTTTATCAGCAGAATCTGTTCCAGCTATTTCTCTAACAGATCCAGTTTCTCCAGCTTCAACATCTAAGCTTTTAGCTTTAGTTACTTTTAGTTTTTCATAAACTTCTTGAGCTTTAAATCTAGCAGAACCAAAAGCGTATGTTGAAAACTTTTGAGTAGCATTACCGTCTTTATCTTTTTTAGGGTCGTAAAGCTCTATTATTCTAGGTAAGTAAGTGGCAATAAGCTCTTGCTTGGCTTCTTCTCTATCTATACCACCTTTTCTAGTATCAAACTTTATAGCTGTTAAAGCTAGCTCTCCAAAAGAATTTTGAAGCTCTTCTGTAGCTTTTTGTTTTTCAGCCGAAGTAGATTCTTTGCTTTTTATAACATCAACAAGATCTTCGTTAGTTCTACCTGATTCAACAAATTTTGTAGTTTTTTGTTTTTTATCTTTTGGCTCTGTAGTTACAACGCTAGTTCTTTTAGATTTATCTATTATGTTTCTTCTTTGTTGATCATAATCGTCAAAATCTATTATACCGTCTAAATATCTATCTTCAAGCTCTTCTAGTTTTGTTTCTATATCTAAACTTGATTTTTTACTTGAAAGAAGTTCGTTTATTTCAGCAACATTACTTTCAAACTCTAAAGACTCTTTGTTAGTAAGCTCACCTTTATTTTTTAGTTCGCTTTGTCTAGCTTCTAGTTGACCAAGTTTATTAACATTTTCTTGGCCTTTTATGTCACCAACTCTAGCCTTTTCTGATACACTAAATATTTGTTCGTAGCCGTTAGGTCCTTTTATCATTAAACCACCTAAAGAGGCCCATGTTCTTTGAATATTAGATCCTTTAGCTAAATTAGATATTATATTTAATAGTTGCTCTGGCGTGTCTGCTTGTAGCTTTAAGTTTGAATTTTTATTAAATAAATTGTTTAATTTATTTTTTATGCTACCGTAAACGTTATTTCTTATAAGACCATCACCACCTTTACCAAGAAGCTCTACTAGTTGCATTAAATACTCTTCCTCAAAAGTTTCGCTACTTTGCTTGTCTTTGTATTTTTCTTGTATTTCTCTAAAAACGTCTCTGCCGATGTTTTTCTTAACTAAAGGTTCTATGAACTTTCTTATCTTCTGTAAGCTTTCTTTAGAGTTTAATCCATATATTTCAGCAAAAACGTGACCTATTTCGTGGGGTATAATTCCGCTTTGATACTTTCTAGCATCAACTACTATATCATACTTAGTACCACCTTTACCATCTGACGTAGGTATATATTCAGCATTTTTGCCGTTTAAGCCTCTACCGTCCATTTGTATATTAAGACTTATGTTTAAATCTTTTCCAGTTTCTTTTTTATATTTTTCTACTATACCATTATAATCTGATTGAGCTTTTTGTGCTAGCAGTTCTGGGTTTACTTCCACCGCGCTCATTTCAGCGGCGACTATATAATCGTTCGCCATGTTCCAAGCTGCTTTATAAGATTCTAAATCTTTAGCTGTTTTTGCATCTTTTGGTTTTGCTCCGCTTTTTCTTATAATTTCCTCTGCATTTCTTCTAGCTTCAGCACGCATTGACTTAGCGTTGTTTAGGTTTTGAGTTATGTTTCCTAGTTTAGCATGTGGAAAAGCTAATGGCATTCCTGTAAGAAAATGACCAAGAAGTCTTTTTGATACGCTATTTTCTCCTTCAAACATTGGTATACCTGCAAAGTTTTCGTCAAAATAAGTTTTAAAATCTTCTCCTCCTATGAAATCGTCTACAACAGCTTCTAGTGCAGCAGCCATTTCAGAAGATGGAACCAAAGCTAAACCAGACTTAGAAGGCTTAAATACTATTTCATTCAACCTATGATACGCAGATCCTTTAAAAAAGCTTCCACCTATTACGTTTTTGAAAGCCACGTTTGTTATTCTACTCGCAGGTATAAACGCCATACCGGTTTCAAAACCTCCATCTCCAAAAATAGCCTCCATTTTAATACCTTCTATAACAGAAGATATACCAAGTTCATATCCTCTATCTAAAACAGTTCCACCTTTTTTTACAATACTTCCAGATCCTTTTAGATTAGATTGACCTTTTACAAAGTTTTGTACGGTTTTGCTTCCTATTGCTGCGTTTTTTCCATTAGCAAGTCTGTAACCTGCGGCTGCAGCTCTTGCCTCTACTTCAGCGTAAGAAATAGGCTTTTGTATCATTTTACCAGCTTTAACACTGTAGACATTTTTAAAGTATTTTCCGTTTTTTAAAGTTAAGCCTAACCTAGTCAACCCGGTATAACCCATAATACCTCCGGTAATAACATTAGCAACTCCAAATTCTAAAGCTAATCTAGGTGCGTGAGAAAGTGTTTTACCTACAAACTCGCTATTTGTCTGAACAAAGTTTTCTTTTTGTTCTGGCGTAAACTGTATATTAGAGTCTATACCTATTTCTTGTATTGCGTCTAATACTTGAGAGTTAGTAGGGTCCCAAGCTTGTTGTATTTTTTCTTTTGAAGTAAAAGACTCTGCAACGCCTCTTGCAAATGTTGTAAAACCGCCAGTTCTTTCTATATCCTTAGGGTCTATGTTTGCTAAGTAAATTAAATCGAAAGCCTCTTTATCAGCTTTATTGTTTAAATATCTTTGAGTTAATGCTTTTATATTTTTTTCATCAAATATTTCATAAACTTGATCTTCATCACCTTGTTTTACATTTGAAGGAACCGCTTTTAATCCATCACCAAAGCTTTTTTTCATAAAACCCTTACTTGATATATATATATCTACAAGATCTCTTAATGTTATGTTTTTAAACTCATTAGCGTTCATATCATATTTACGCTTTAAAGAGTTTAACCAGCCTTCTGATAATATAGGATTATCTCTAGTGTCTGATACGTTTACTTTCTTGTTTAGTAATCTGTTTAAATCATCTTTTTCCTTAGCATAAAGACCGTAAGCAACTTTTAAAGACCCAAAGTCTGTTCTTTTCATTGTTAAAAGTTGATCTATTGAAGATTTAACCTTGCTAGTTATGTTTATACTTGTTTCATCTTCTACATTGCCTTTGCCTTTTTGAACATACTTAGTGTCTACGTTTAGAAAAAACCCAGCGTCTTTACCCATGTAGTTGTCAATGTATCTGTCAGCACTGAGTTTTAAGTTTTTAAGATTTGTTTCTAAAACAACTCTGTTAGGATCTGAATAAGAAGTTTTTTGAAGTTGTTCTGATATTTTTGTTATTTCAGAATTAACATTTGAAGCTTCTTTTATCCCTGAGTCTAAAAGACTTATACCTTCTTTCTTTGCTTTTTCAATATAATCATTTACAGTTACCTCGTTAGAGTCTACGTAGTTTGCAAAAGATTCAATTTCTAAGCCTTGTAACGCCTCTTCTTGGCTTATAATATATTCATCAACTACTTCGTTCATTAATATATCTTGTTGATATTCTGTAATACCTAAAGCCTCACTTGCGTCAGTTCCTCCAAAGCCTAAAAACACAGCTTCTTCACCTAGGTTTTTATTGTATTCGTTAAAACTATTTAAAGCTGTTTGTTTTATTTCTTTTATTGTTTCAAGTCTTGTTTCTTCGTCTTCTAAACCAGACCTGTAGCTATTAGGACCTTGGCTTATTAAAGATTTAACCCTGCTTTTAAATTGGTTTCTATATTTTTTGTTTTGTTTATACGTGTTAATAGCTTGTTCATCAGAGTTTTCTGCTATCCAATTATTTAAGCTATTAAACTTATTAAACTCGGTTGCTGTATCAAAGTTTGTGATTTCTCCGTTAGGTGCTTTTATAGATAAGGTATTTGGAGTGTTATTTACTTCAAAACCGTCTTGCTCTAATAACTTTTTATATTGATTAACTATTCTTTTAGCGTTATCGGTACTACCTATTTTTATGTCGTTTTTAAAGTCTATAACACTGTCTTTATAGACTAGGCCATACTTAGGTTGTTTTATTGTTACATCCGGCGCGACATATGGCTCCGAAGAACCATTTTCCAAGTTGGAGACCGTATCGTTTTCCGGCACCACATTTGTCTCCGCTCCTGCAGGGCCTGTTTTCTTTACTATTTTAGAAGCTTTTATTGCTACTAAGCCGTTTTTAGATATAATATCTTGTATAGTTGTGTTTCTTTTTTTAGCTAACTCTTCTAGTTGACTTTCAGAAACAACTTTACCACTTTTTAGTCTGTAATCTGGCATAATTTATATATTAAATTTTATTAGTCTAAATTATTTAATTCTTCGTCGCTAAGATATATATAGTTTTCTGGACTTTCAGGGTCTGCATTTGGGTTAGCCCCCTGAACTTGTGGAACTAAGCTGTCTACATATTTAACTATGGCTTGTTTTGATTTTAACTTCTCACTAACAGTGTAACCTTGAGCGTTGCTTAATCTTATAGCTAAGTTTTTTAACTGGTTTTCATTCATTAAATTAAACTGAACACTATCTCCTTCACCTTGATCTAAAATTACAATACTACCGTTTACAGTTCTAGTCTGATCAGGACCAAGAACTAAATCTATAATATCACTAGGGTTATCTACAAGACCTTGAACAAGATTAATAGCGTTGTCTTCTATAGTTGTATCAACCACTTTGTCTTTTTTTGTAGAGCGCTTTCGCTTCGCGTATTTCTTCCTTAATTGAAGCTTGGTTTCTTCTGTTAATGCCGTTTTTCTTACGCTGTCTTGTATTTTGTCTTCTTGGTTTTGTTGCTCAATATAATAACCCTCTTGAGCAACATCTGAAATACCTTGTGCTAGCCTTTTTATAACTTCTTGCTGAATGTAGGGTATATTTTCAGGATCCGCAGAGTCACCAAAGCCTAATCCACCACCAGTATCTGAGTTCATTTGGTCCATTAAAGCTATGTCGTAAAACAAATCGCTATCAATGCCAGGTATAGTGCCATCTTTAATTATCATAGCGGCTACCTCGGGAGTTATTACAGCTCTTAAATCATTAGCATACTCTTTTTGCTCTGACATTGTTAGAGGTCTTTTAAGTTTTCTAACTTCTTTTATAGTTTCTTTAATTTTATTACCCGCGGATATTGCGGCTTCTTTTTTTATTAAAACAGGTGCTTTTTCAATACCACCCCAAGTAGCGTCTCCTGTTTCTGGGTTTATTTTTATTTCTCCAGAGTAATAATCGTTTGATTCTTTTATTTTTTCTCCATTTATCAAAGAATACTCATCGGCTTTCATGCTATCGGCATAATCTAATTTACCGGCTTTATAAACTTTAAAATTATTTGTTAAATTAACAAATTTATTATTGATATTGTTTAGTTTACCAGAAAGCTCCATGTACAACTCAGGGTCGTCAGAAGCTGAGACTTGAGATAACTGTCCAGCTATGTTTGCGTATTCTTTTTTCCATGTTAAACCTACTTTTGCAACTGACATTTTTTCTTCAGGTGTAAGACTAGCTATTTCTATGTCTTCCATACCGCTTAGGTATTCCATCATTCTTAAGTCTTCAGCTTTTTTTTCAGCTCTATTGTTTTTTATTTTTTCTTTAGCCGATTCTATTAATGGTTGATACGTAGAATCAAATCCTCTAGAAAAAACGTCAAAAAAATTCATCGCTGGTCCTGCAGCTGTAGCTGCGCCTTTTATTAATGATTCGTTTACTGCCATTTTTTATTATTATTTTATTAAGGTCTAGTACTAACTACCGCCAAACATATTTGATCCAGCTACAGCACCACCAATGGCTCCAACTCCGCCAATTATAGATGCTTTTGCGGCTGCCCTTGCTTGTTTAGCGGCCCCTAATCTTTGTTGGGACATACCTAGTAGTGTTCCTGTTTTTTCGTACTCTAGGCCTCTTGCTTGAGTGGCTCCTTGAGCTTCTAGCTCTTGTATTCGTTGAGCCGACTGCGCTTGCAACATTTGGTTTTGTTGTTCTTGCTGACCTATACTAACCGACGCTTGTTGTGCTGCTTGCATTTGTTGACCTGCTAGTGATTGCGCTAATGCTGCTACACCAGATCCTCCGGCCGCCCCTTGTAGGCCAGTCATAGTGTTAGCTAAAGACTGTTGTTGCATTTGTTGAGTGAACTGAGCTTGTTGTTGGTTAACTGTTAAGTCTTCCATTGTGTTTTCCATGCCAGCATATAAATTAGAGGTATCAAGCGCTTCATATTGGGCTTTTCTCTTATTCATTTCTCTTTTAGCAGCTCTTTCCTCTCGCTTTCTTTTGCGGCTACCTATGATACCTCCGGCTATGCCGGCGACACCTTTTATTGCTCCTCCAACAAGGGCTGCTGTTGCTATTCCTGCCATAGTTTTTCTTTTTTATTATATTCTTCCATTGTTATAGAGTACAAAGATTTTTCTATTTCTTTCATATCATCTGTATTTGTTGGATTTTTGTGCACATTTATAAACAATGTATCTTCTAGTGATAGTATCAACCTTTTAGCGCCTTTTATAGACTTCTGATAACAAGGCGCTATATGTTCTACTTGCTCTCCATCTGTTGTAACTAGTATTCTGCCTTTTAGTAAAAACCAAAAATGCTCTGTATGGTGTATTGCGCTTATAACAACACACTCTTTAGGCATATACATTTTACGCATATATAGTTGATCAGAAAATTCGTTTTCTATTCTAAATATTTCATTATTAACTAAATTCTCTCCATCGCCAAAAACGTTTTCTAAATGATTGTTTTCTATCATAACGTTTTGTAGATCTTCGAGTCTTTTAGTATAATTACTTAGTTTGTTATTATTAGATTTAATTTTATTTTTAGACATATAATTATAATTACATGTTATTTACTACTTTCAAACACTTCACTACCTACAGAAAACAATTCTGCATAGGCCGTGGTGTTGTTTCTAAACTGGGCTTCAGCGTAATAACCTTTTAATTGACCAACATGTGCTCTAGTATCTTTTTTAAAAAATATAAAGTCAACACCTTGTTCAGGTAGGCTAGCTCCAGTCACTATGTCTATTGTTAGAATTAAATCTGTTATATCAGTTAGTATTCCAAGTTTAATTTCTTGACCCGTGTCTATATCTAAAAACCAGACTTCGTCTCCAACCTGTAGTGTTACTGGAAAAGGATTATTAAATGTTAGTGTTAAATTAGGCATAATTATTTATTTTAAGTACAATTAGCATCCGGACAGCACAAACGCAGTATATTCCAAGCGGTTCCAGAAGGTCCAGTTACTCTTAAGCTAGCATTTGCATTTGCCGTATAATCCGCGGCTGTATACTCCCACCAAACTATTTGCTGATATGCAACAGATCCAACTGTCATATTTGATACCGTAAATCCTGTATCTGTATTAAACTCTGTTTGTTTTGTTGGTATTGTGCCGCTAGATATTCCTATAAATTGATCTATATTGTTAACTTCTGATGAAGTTGGTATTAGGTTATTAGGTTCTGTTCCAAAGTTATTTTCAAAAGGTCCAAAATTATTAGCAGACGTCATAGAGCTAGTTGCTTTCTTAGCAAAGAAGTTAGACCCTGGGGTTCCATGAATAATTTCAAATTTATCTTCTAAACTTTGCGCGTTAACCAAAAATGCTATTAATCCACCAGCTGGGTCTAAATCAAGCATATGGTCTGTCACACCGGCAGAGCCATTATTAACTTGCGCAGCACAAGCTATACTAGGAACTTCACTTATAAGATAATCTAAATTAAATGTAAACGTGGTATCGTCTTCAGCATAATAATTTATTGCTACTTCCGCTACAAAGTCTATTGAGCCGTCTTCTTTTTGAATTAAATTTATAGAATTAAGATCAACATTATTACCGTTATTAGTATACGCGTTAACACTGAGCCCTGATGTTGCTGTAATATTTGGCGAAACAGCTATTTCTGTAGAAGAATTTATAGCAGTTATTTCATATTTATAAGACCCTCTGTCTGTGTTATTTAAACTAAACTTACTGCCAACTATTAAATTAGACGTATCATTTACAGTCAAAGTAGCTGAATTAGTCGCGTTTGCTGTAATTTCAAAATTATTAAATCCTGTATTTGACAATACATTAGCTCCTGCGGTTTGATCTACTATTAGCAAATTAGGCGATGTTAAATTCCATCTAATTTCTACAACCTGGGGATTGTTTTGAAGATCTTTAAAAGCGCTAGACTCTTTAACTATAGGCGTAAAACCTGCTATAGAACCTGATGTAAAGGCTGTAAATGCAAGTCTAGGTATCATAGTGCTTTGTACAACAGTTATAGATGTAGGCTGCGAAAAATTTGGTTCTAAATCGCCTGATATAGTTAAAGTATAAGTATCTGATAAATAAGTTTGCCCCCAAATGTTAGGGAATTCTATTTCAACTTCGTATACGCCATTAGCGGGTATTGTTACGTTGTTAGCCGGTGTAAAATTACTACCGTTGGCGGCTACAACATTTAAACTAAATGTAGCCCCCTCTTGGCCATATACATAATATATTAAAGTGGCCCCCGATCCAGAAACAGCATAATGCTTAAATTGATAGTTTGTTACATATTGTGGCTTAACAAATATTTCTTGAGCTGAAACTTGGAAAATAGCTAGTTTATTATCAGTTACACTTTCATTAGGGTACGTGTAGTAAGCTGAGTAGATTATGCTTGTTAAGTTTCCATTTACATCATATGTTGGAGCTTGCTCTATACTATAATCATTTTGGTTACCTATGGTAACTTGCATACCTGTTGAGGTTAGTTTATATCCAGAGTCTGCAGTGTATGTTTTAGTAAGCATTAATTCAGTCTCTCCAAAAGCTCCTGAACCAGAATAAGATCCAGAAGTGTCTCCTGTAACATTAACACCAACATTAGCAATAAATGTTCCAGCTATAGTTATCTCTGCAATATCTGCTTGACCTGTAACACATAAAGGTATTGTATAATTATTCGAAGGCATTATAAAACTAGCAACAAAAGTTATGGTAACCAATACATTTAATCCGTTTTGAGTAAAAGTTACACTTTGAACTGCAGGATCAGAAAAGCTTGGGTCTATTGAAAAATCTGAAGCAACTGCTGTATAACCTAAATCCGGTACGATAGTAAGTTCGCCATATGGCAACTGGGTATACACTATACTGTTCTCTGGTAAAGTATATTGTACATTAGTAAAATTATAATTATTTATTGATGGCATAATATTATTTTTTGTTTATTATGGACAAGTCGTTGAAAAAGTGTTATACTGCTCAATGTTAGTAACAATACCTTCATCACTTATTGAAATTATAACCCATTCATCAACAAGGTCAGTAGTAGGGTAGTAATGCTGCACCCCAAAAGGCATATACCCGCCGAATTCCATCTCTGGTCGATCTATGCGATATACTTCTTTACTAGCAAATCCAGGATTTCCTTGCACAGTATAATTCTTTTTTGTAAATTCTCCCAAATAGTCTTCCGTATAACATTGAGTACCTATGGTTAGCATTCCAGGTCCATACCACCAAATTTTCGGACGACCACCTCCTATAGGTGGCTGAGAGGCGTTTGTCCAACATTCCATGTAGTCAATAACCCCGCACACGATTTCTTGTGATGGTTTATTCAAAAAATCGAATCTTGGACAACCACCAAATCCATATAACGAGTTTGTGCCATCTAAAAACCTAGTAGGATTATCAATAGCACAACTGCTTAGTGTGTTGTATTGTGTAACGGAATCTATAATACCGTCATTACCCCATATTACTATAGAATATGTACTTGGAACGTTGGCCGGGTTATTTGGATCAAGAGCCGAATTACTAGGAATAGCACCAGAAGGACTTTGTATATATAAATAAGTACCCGATTCAGTTAAAGGCTGTAAAGTATTACTATTATACATTTGTGTGCCTGGATTTATTCCGTCTGCAAAAACATACATAAAATCTTCATTAGCAATACTTATTTCTGAATAAGTAACAGTGACCCCGTTAGGAAGTGTGTAAAAATCATCTATAACACACTTTGCGTCTTGCGCTGTTGTTTCATTTACTATATTGCCGTCTAAGCTTCCTTTGTAAGTCCAATGATACCAACCAGTAAATGGAGTATCAGGTGTTACACCTCCACTGCCGCTGCAATCTTCATCTATGGTTACTGTTAATACATAATTTTGAGGAGGACATTCAACTATAACCGGTGGTCCAATACCTTCACCTATAAATTCACAATCGTTAAACTGCTCTAATCCTTTTATGTAATTAAACCATTTACCTTCTTTCTTTTCAAACTCTTTAATTTCACCTCCTTCAAGGTCTGTTTTAATATAGTTTACGTACCAACCTGGTTGCTTTTGATCTACTTCATCTGGAATTATTTTATTAAAATTAATTTCAGCTATAGAATACGGTTTAGGATTATTATCTTGCTTGTATTGTAGTCTTCTACTTTGCGTTCCAGTATAATTTAATGTACTAAATCCCTTTACAGATTGAGGCATTTCATTGAAAACAACGTTAAACGCACTATCGTACTGTATGCCATAAAAGTTATTAGCCTTGTCAAGAAGTCCGTGTTCCCAAATTTTACCGTGTTTAAAAGTGAAATATCTATTATTTAAACTAAGACCACTTTCTTGTATAAATGATTTTCTTGAAGTCCAACCATCTACTGACTCTTTAAAAGAAACAGTGGTTTGTGTTATTGGATCTGTTGTATCTGTGTTACAGTCAGGGTTTAATTGATAATCTTGACTCTCGCTAAAAGTGTTTCTCCAAGATTGACTAAGATTATCTAAGGTTACATTATATATATCTTTATCGTCATCATAACTACCTATAATTTTAGTAGAAACTCTTAAGTTATCAGCAAAGAAATCTGACATACCTTTTTCTGCGATGTTAGTTATGCCGTCTCTAGATAGCCTTATAACAGCGCCTCTGTTTTTATCTGCAAAATAAGATCTAAACGCATATTGCGCAAATGATTCTGGATTTTTAGATATACCAAATTCACCAGCATAAGGAACTGCTTGACCTAATACAGCGGTGTTACCAGTTAAATTAACATTGCCATCAGCATTGTATAAAGCGTCTTTATTGGCTAATATTCTAAAGCACTTGTCTTCACACAGTGCTATAAGATCAGTGTCTCTAGCATAAAGCTTTTGTATTGTACCATGTATTGGATTTAAATCTTTTGTTATAGGCAAAGCTTGTATAAACTGATTAAGTCTATTTATACCTGACGTTGAATTATATATTTGTGAAAATATAAAACCACTACCTCTTCTCTCTTCAGCGTAAGGCTCATCTAAAACAGTAGAAACTTTAGGCCCTTTGTCTATGTAAACAGCGTTATAATCATCTCTAATTCTATTTGATTCAACCCCCTGCCCAAAAGTATAACAATTAAACCAATCTAAGGTGTAAGAGTTATTAAAGTTAGATATAGGTAAAGCATTAGACGCTTCATAATATAAATTTAAATCAACCGATTCCTTAGGCTCTGTTTCGAATATAGCGGGATTGCTAGATAATAAAACCTTGTTATTGCCATCGTAGACAGGTTGTACAATTTGAATACTAGGGAGTGTTGTTCCTAATATATCCCACTCGGAATCGTTTGGTAACCATGGGTCATTTATTACGCGGTCTACTTTTATCATTACCACATACTTCCAGTTTTTTGACGTGTTGCCGTCAAAATTATTACCGCACGCACCTTTTGTTTGTCTTTGACCTCTAGGTGTTGTTCTAGATTGAATAGCTATTACCGTATAAACTTCTGACAATTTTTCGGAGTACTCAGCATTTGGATCATTATTAGCAAATCTTATTTTTACCCCAGGGTTAAGTGTTCCATTGGGAGATGTTAACGTGTATCTAGGGCCTGTACTCCCTGTTATATTATCTACAAATCCAGTTGCACCAGTACCTACATGGATATATCCAAACGTGTCTAAACCTTTTGTAGGAGGAGTATAGGGCCAATCTTTTTCAGGATTCATGCCTGTACCGTAATCCGCAGGAACACCTCCTTGCCATCCAAATAACCTCCACTTACCAGGATCTGCGCCGCAATCACCAGAAACATTACAGTAATCCCCATAATAATATCCTTTTTGAGCTCCCGCTACAATCTGACCTGTAAACGGCATGGTGAACTGCCATCCAGAAGCTTGTGGAGCATTAAAGTCTATTTCGTCAACAACTGCATAATTAGTTTTTTGAGCAAGAAATGAATCTATAATATTTGTATCAAAAGCAAAATCTCTATTTATTTTAGCAAAAAATCTTCCTTCGAATTCCGGTAAATTTTTAGTTTCTTCCTTGTATATGGTTATAGTTATATTTGTGGCTCCATTAGGTATAGATGGTACTTCGCCTCCTAGTGGCTGCGCTAATTGAACATCATAGCTTTGATTATTAGCACTAGGTGTTGAACCCGAAACTTCATATTTATTAGAAGTAATTCCTTGATAAGTTATTGTCAGCTTTGCGTTACTGTTTAGTCCAGATATAAAAGTTTCACCTGGGTCCGAACCTGTATTAAATTCTATAGTTATTCTTCCAGGCTCTATTTCATTTTCAGCAGTAACACTTCTTGATGCTACAAAGCTATCAAACTTAGAAATAAAATCAGGAGCTTCATTTTTTATAGATAATATTTTATACCTATGCAAGTCATTAACCGCTTGGTTATTATCATGTTGCTTTTTTAATATAAGATAAGTTTCCTCGTCAACTTTATTTCTTTCTGATGAAGGAAAAGATAACCAAACATTACCATCTTCAGCTAAATAATATCTATCTAAAGCTAAATTATAATACTCATTTGATGTTTCTTTTATAAAAAACTTATAATGAGTTGCCCAGATTGGCGGTGTATTATTTGGCTGTACAACTAATTTATTTAGTGATTTTGAATTTTTTATTTCTACTTGTAAACCTGCATTTTCACTAGTAAAAACAGGCGTTTCTCTTCCGTATTTATCTTTATACACTATACCCGCTTGATAGGTTCGGATTGATTTTAAAGATTTATAAGGTAATGTTGTTGATATAGAATAGCCTTCGTCATTTTCTAATGGATCAGGATAAGGTGTAGCTAATAAGCTCGCGTTAATGTCTACTTGTGTTGACACTTCTCCAGTAGAAGAGTCTATAACACCTACCGTGTCATAATTTTGTAAATAGTTACTATAAACAATTCTATTTCCAATTATTTCTTGAGCTTTAGCTTTTTTAGGCACGTTGTCCCACGGCCTTAATATTTGATTAGATTCTACTACCGCTCCTATTAACTCTGTTTTAATTTCATATTCTGCCGGTAAGGGATTGTTTTGATACTCGCTTTTTTTCAAAGTATCAACTACGTATACAGCGGTGCTATTAGATTCTTTATATAATATATCTATTTCAGATATTTCAGGCTCTGACCATACTAAAGACTCTATAATTAGCTTTCTTATATTGTTAGTCATTCCAATGTTATAGCCATCAGAAGATAAATATTCAAAATCATTTCCTAAAAATGCAACTTCTGAAAATGGAGAAAACGTTGAATATTCCCCGTCTATATATTTCCATCTATATGCAAATCTTGGAAAAACATATTCAAACATTGGTTTCTTTTCAAGAAGTAAAATATCCCAAACTACAGGTAGACTTTCACCCTCAGCATCTAAAACTTTAGATATATTTGAAGAAATAGCTTGAATTTCCCCGGTTACAGTAAGGCCATTTAGCGAATGTATTTTTAAACTTATTTCGTAAGTATCATTTGGTCCAAATTCATTTCTTAGTTCACCTTTTAAAATTATTATTTCCCCTACCGCCCAAGCACTACTGGGTTGCTCACTAACATTAAAAGTGACTCTCCCGTCCCAGTAAGGAGCAGTATTTGAGCCGTTAGGATATAGCTCAGAATTATCAGTGTTTAAAGAAGAATTTTGAAAATGATTTGGATTGCCATTGACGGAGTCTATTAGGTCTAAATATTCCGAATAGGTAGGTAAAGATTCAAAAGCTTCTGGGTTTATTATAATATTTGGCTTGTATGTAAAATTTTCTAAATCTAAATAACCCCAAGTTGTAGTTACTGGCGTTATACCAGTTCCGGGTTGTAGTTCTTGCCCTGGGGTGTCTGAAGCGCTAGCTCCCATAAATAATGTCGGCGCATCCAACGGCGATTTTTTAATGGCTGTTATGTCTGCTTCAACAAAATCAGGCTGCCCGGTTAAACTAGTTTGATAAGTGTTTTGCTGTGGTAACCATTTAGGTATTTTAGTATGTATTGCAAAATCAACAGAACCTGTTTTAAACTTTTCAATATTAATCTTTTTTGGTTCAGTCTGATCGTCTGTCCAAAATAAAAATTTATCAAGTATATTAATACCTGTAATTAAATAGTCTTGTGAAAAATTAAGTATACCAGCTGTGTCAACTAGTACTGGTTTTACTAGATCTGTAGTTTGATCATACTCTGCGATAGCGCTAACACTGTCAGAGGCTATAAACCAATAAACTCTTTCGGTTTGGTCATGCCTGTAAGACCCAATAACAACAGGGTTTTGAAGGGCATCTATATAGTCAGAACTCCAATTTTCAGAACAACCTTCACAGCCACGCTGCTCTCGGTTTCCTTTTACATTTTGTAAAGTACCTACGTTAGATCCATCTGAGTTCGCTAAATCTAAGTTTAGCGCGTCGCGGTATTCACCGTTAGGTATCAATCGCTCATCAAGATCTTTATTCATTCTTCCTGATTGGAAGGTATGGATAAATTCTGGCATATATTAGTGTTTTATTTGCTTAGATTTGTTACGCATAACCTGCGTAATCTCTTCTATTTTGATATTTGATAATCTTAATTTAGCATTACGTCTAGCGGCTTGTTTTTCACGTTTAAACCTTGCTATAATATATTCTGGTGTATTTATTCTAGTTGATAAAATAGCGTGAGCTATATACTTATATAGAGCTTCTTCGGCAAATTTATGAACAGTCATCTCTTCGTCTTTGCCAAGTCCATCGCTTATATATTTTAACGTAACAATACGGTTTACCATATCTGAGCTAAAATGTATTAATCCTCTTATTTGATCTATGTAGAATACGCCGTTAGATTGCGCATTTTCAGGGTTAAGACCATATCTTCCGCCTAAAAAATGTTCATCTAACAGTTCACCATTATTGCTGTTTTTTAAATAACTTTCGTGTCCGTGTTTTGTTTTAAACTTCTTAAGAGTCTCTGATTCTTGAGCATAAATTATTTCACCGTTACTATCAAAAGTATACTGGTAATTATTATCTTGTACGATCGGCAAAGGATCACTAGTTTTTCTAGCAGGGTATATAACATGCTCTAAACCTTGCTCATCTGTCCATGTTAGTTTAACATAGTTTACATAGTCTTGTGGTAAAACCATATACAACTGAGGACTTATTTCTATTTCTTGTGATTTAAAAGATGGTAGAATATCAAAGTTAAACTCCTGTATACCACGCTGTGCGTGAAAAACAACATCAGTTCTTTTTATTTTGCTTATAACTTTACCTTCACCTACGTAAGATATAATAAAGTTATTTATAATATCTTTTAATGAGACAAATTGGTAGTTACCATAGTCTTCGTCTAAACTATTCCAGACGCCATCTGGTCCTTCGTAATATTGCTCGTTAGTATAGTTTATTAGTCCCATTTATTAAGATTTTTCTTGTTGTATAGTTTCAATTTCTTCTTGATTAGCTACATTATATAAATTGTAGTCTTTAATCAATAAACCAGCCATTTCTAATATCTTTATAACAAGCTCTGTTTCTTCAGATGGATTTAATTCAAAATCAACTGAATTTGAAGCGTCATACAATGGTTCGCCAAAAACTATTTGATACGCCCATTGCGGAGTGGTTGGATTTTTAATATAATTACACCTTACGTTAGAAGTTAATTCAGAATCACCGTAAACATTGATTCCAGACGTGTTTTGAGTGTATATAGGACGTGTATTCTTTGGTTTTGTAAGTGGAGATGAGTTGATATATAAAATTTCATTTTTAGCAACTCTCTCGGCTTCTATTTGCTCTGTAGTAGATGTACCGAAACCGTCTGTTGTAGTATTACTATATATAACCGTGCCAAGTCTATATAGATCAGTGGGTAATTCAAACTTAGTGTTGTCGTGGTTTAAATTACTCGATGTTACTTCAAATGGACTTGTTTTTTCATTTAAAATATTTAACATGTCCGAGTACTCTGTATCATTACCAGGTAATCTTCCAAATTGATTAATATCGTAAAAGTATTGCTCGAATAAATCTAACTGAGCTTGGTTAGCAAATAAATTAAACTCTTGAGCAGTAACATATCCACGTTGCTCTTTGTTTAATATAGCTAAAACTTTTTGATATACTGTATCTATGCTTATTGCCATTTGTTGTTTTTATTTATAATAGTTAGGCCACCATTACAGCGGCCTAGCTACTATAACTTGTGACTTATAATTTTTTAATTATATGCTTGTAAACTTCCATACCTTCGTCTGTCTTAAAAAACGCAGCTAGCGCAGAATAAGGGTGCTCATCAAAAGGAACGGTCATTAGTTTTCTACCTGTTTGACCGTAACTAAAAGTTCTTTGATCTTTAGAAAGCTGTAAGATACCAGCGTTTGTTGCTTTAATACCAACATTTCTTAGTTCAACGTTTTCATCACTTGCTAGTTCTAAAAATAGAAAAGGATTTCTTTTAGCAAATAACAAACAGTCTCTTTTTAACTCACTAGAAGTTAAAGAGTCTACTCTAGTGCCATATTCAACTCTTAAAATAGCCTCTAATTCTTCTATTTCCATTTTTTGAGCAGTTAATAAGGCTTGTATTTCGTACTCCATATATGCTAGCTGATCAATAGATTCTTCAACAGCATTATACTCTTCGTAAAGTTCATCTTTAAGAGGGTGATATAGCGATAATAGTTTTTGTAAAGCAACTTGATTTTTTGGAACATCTAGCTGACCGTCTCTAAAAACTATTCTTCCTAAAGTAACAGCTCCTTTTTGTTCATCTACAAAAGGAGAGTTTTGATTAGTAGCGTATCTTAACTCTCTTTGAATACCTTTTTCTTCGTCAAACCATAGCAAAGATTTTTTTTGAGAATGTCTAGAAGCTATATTATATATAATAGGTGTTCTATTATTTTTTAAAGTGTATAGTCTATCTCTGTAATCCCATTCTGGTTTTTTCAATACTGCTGGTGATTTTGCAGTTTTAACTACTTGAGGTGCAACCTCAATATTTTCTTCTGCTTTGACTTTTTTAGTCATAATATAATAAAATTAAATAATTAATAAAAGTAATAATTACCCCCGTTGGTTTAACGAGGGTAAGAATTACATTAGTTTAAATTAATCTTTACCGAAAAGGATAAAGTTGTTCGCTGCTTGAACACAAAGACATCTTTCTGACAAGAAGTTTACGTTCATTTCGTCAATGTCAGACGAGAAGTTTCCTCCAACAGATCCAGTTACCCAAGATTTTAAACGACGATCATCAGCTTCAGAAGCTCTGTATCGAACATGCAAAAATGGTCTTTGGATATTTTGACCTAACATTTGATCATAAACAGTAGAAGTTCCAGCTGGTACTAAAACACCTAACACGTTGTCAACAAGACCTCGGGTTGTAGAGTCGTTTAAGTATTTCCAGTCTGTTTTGTAGAAATCATAAGATCCTCTTCTAAAACCGCTAAAACCTAAGTTAAGAGCCATATCTCCAGAATTTTCAAAAACACCGTAAGATGTTCCATCTGTTCCATAAGAATTTTGATTAGCTAACATTATATCAATAGATAAAGATGTTGAGCGATCTAAGAATAACATATTCTCTTCAATTGCTCCTTGCTTATCTAGCTCTGCTAATATGTCGTCAAATTCTGCAACACCTTCTCCAGCTGCAGTTCCGCCGAAATTAGGGTCATTGTAAATAAGGCCTCTACTTTCAATAGCAGAAAAAAGACCTTCAGAACCGCTAAATCCTGCTGCGCCTGCTGAGTTAGCTGTAGTACCATTGTCAACAACAGCTTCAACCATTGACATTTCTAAATAATCTTCAAAACGAATACGAGCTTCGTGCTCTGATTTTAAATACCAAAGATATCCACCAGTTCCAGCTTCAGTAGTAACTTCAACCCAACCAATTTGAGCAACATCAGAACCATTTACGTTATACTTATCACGTAAAATAATTGGTTTGTTTTCAAATTTAGTAAATTGAGCGTCAATAGAATTTACTGGTCCAATATTACCAGCAACACCAGTTCCACTACCTTTTTTATACTCAGATCCGTAAATAAAAACCTTAACGTCAGTCAAAGTTCCAGATCCAAGCGTGTCTAAGTCGCCAGCACCATAAGGAGCTACGGTAATAGTACCGTCTCCAGGTGAAGCAGCTACTCTAGCTTTCACTGTGTTAACTCCTTTTGATATAACTATTGTAGCACCTGTTCCTACTAAACTTCCTTTTTCAGCTGCTGTTTGAGCGCCTGCTGTTCCAGCTGCGTCGTTTGCAAAAGAAATTGTTTGTGTAGCACTACTGTTGTCTACCGTACAGTCGTCAAAAGCAATGTGTAAACGCCCTTGCTCAGACCAAATAACTCGGTCAGAAGCCATAGGCATTTCTGCTCCTACCATTCTTAAGAATCCAGAAACCGTACGGTTACCGTAACGTTCTACTTCTTTTTCGTATACTTCTGGTAGGAATTGAGAAGTAAACGCCATATCTGATAAAGATAGGTAATTGTCTCCAAATAATCCTTTAATAGGACGTGGAGTTAAATGATTTAATTGGGCACCTGTGCCCGGACTTGGAAATGATCCTGCTGCCATAATTTTTAATTTTTAGTTTTTAGTTTTTTATTCTTACTTTTAATTTTGAAGTATCAAGTCCATTAACAGATTTTACAGTCCAGCCATTTGATGTTGTAGTTTTTTCATGGCCCCGTCTCGGTTCCATATCTACGTTCTTGGCTGTGGCAACACTGTTTCTTATAGCATCAGATTTTCCTTGCTCATAAAAATGTTTTGCAACAGCGTCGGGGTTCATAGCTGTAAATAAAGATTTGTGATAACCCAAAGCGTCTGACATTTCATTTTTTTCATTCAAGAACTTCTTGACAAAATTATTAATATCACTTTGACTTGACTTTACCTCATTAGCGTTTTTAACATTGAAACGATATTTTTTGTCCCCAACGGAATATTCAAAACCTTTGAAATTGTCGTTGAAAACATCGTTTGTCTTGCTTGTAAACGTTGTTTTTTGTTGTTCTTCAATCTTAACAGATTGTTCTTTTTCTTTATTATAGCGATTAAAAAACTCAACCGCTTTTTGTTGTTCTGGATTTAATTTTGATCCAGCTTTAATATCTTCGTAGTATCTAGACTTTAAACCATCTAAGTGATTTTTAGCTTTTGCTAATTCTTCCTTATGGGCTATTTTCTTTTTACGTACATCTCTTTCTTCATCTAGCTCTTCATCATAGGCGAAATTATCTTCCATTAAAAAGTCAATTTCATCTTTATCAAGATGAGGTCTAGTATTCTCGTAGTACTCTCTAAGCAACTGAGTTTCGTTTAACGCAGAGTAATCAGTATTAAGTTTTACATAATCCTCCAAGCTTCCACCTGTGTCATTCATAAAATCAACAGCTTTTTGAATGTTTTCTGGTAACTCAATCCCCGCGTCAGCCTCTATCAAAGCTTGCTCCACTTTGTCTTCAAGCTCTTCAGCTTGCTCTACAACCTCTTTTTCTGTTATTTCTTGAAGGATAGGTTGTTCGGCTTGAACAGGTTCTTGTTGCTGAGTTTGTTCTTTTATTTCTTCAACCACGCTCTCTTCTTGGGCTGCGGTCTCTTCTTTAACAGTTTCGCTAATATCGTCTTCTTCTTTATTAGAATCAACATCTTCTTGCGTTTTGTTTAGTTTTGCTAAATCCACTTTTATAACGCCTTCGCTGTTTTGAACTACTGGTCCATCTGCTTCAACTTGTTTTTTAACTTCGTCTTTTTTAGACTCTTGTTCTGTGTTTTCTTTCATGATAAAATATTATATAATTATTATTTATTATAATCACCTGGGTTCAAAAGAACCTAAACCAAATCCACCTTGCATTACATCATTTCCAGATGATTCAAAGTTTTTTGGCGGTAAATCTTCTTTTCTTTGTGCTATTAATTGACTTTGTTGTGTTGCTTGTATCTTAGTTCTTTCGTCTTTTCGGTCTTCTTTTATTTTGTCTTTTGAAGAGACAACATTAGACTGCATTTCTTGAAGTTTCATGTTTATTTGAAATTCGTACGCCATCAATCCTTTCTTCAGCTCTGCTTCTGTTGTAAGTTTTTGAGATTCAAAACTTAATTTAGCTTGTTCTAATTGTATTTTGCTTTGAGTAAGAGCATTTTGCTTTTGAACCTCTAACTGGGCCGCAACTTGCTGAGACTGCTGATTAGCTTGGGCTTGAGCCTGTATGTTTTGTTTCTGCATTAGCTGGTCACGCTCTAGTTTCTTTTTTCTTCTTAATTTAAGAAGGGAATTTGCTAGCTTTATATTTTTTACGTTTCTAATATCTATTGCATCTTCTAGATCTATAGATTTTTGAGCTATAGCTGTTTGTATATTATTTTCTAAAACAGCTTTTTCTTCTTCGTCTGGCTGTAGTTCTATGAATATACCAAAATCATACAAATGTAATTCTCTCAACTCATCTAATGTGGCTATATTGTGAACACCAATTTGCTGTATAAAAGCATCTCTGGTTGGTGAAAACTCTAGTATATCTGATATTCTTAATGAAAGATTTTCAGCTAAGTCATTAGTTATAAACAAACCACTTGTTAGTATATGTCTAGTAGCTGTATTTGAGTTTGCTGCTGCTAGTTTTTGAACACCAACTAAAGCGTCTTTTGAAGGTGTGCTACCATCTCTAGCTTCGTTAAGACCCGTTACGTCGCGGATCATTTGAAGATAATAATTGTATGTATTTATAAGTTGAGGTATCTTATTACCACCTGACCCACTTGCTATCTCTTGAATAGGTATTTTTCCAGGATTTAAATCACCCTCTTGAGTGAATGATCTGCCTATAACAGAACCTGTTTGAAAAAACATATTTAAAGCCTCTTGAGGATTGTAATTTGTACCATTACCAAGATCAACTTCAGATAAACCATCAGCGTCTAAATAAACACCATCTGGTACCATGCGTGATAACACTTGTTGTAGCTTTAAATGCGTAAGCTGTATCATATCGGCAAAGCCAGTAATCCTACTCACTAAAGACTCTATTTTACCTCTATACATTCTAGGCGCACAAATACTGTAATTCATTTTAACTTTAGTAAAATCACTTTTTGGCCTTAGCATATTTTTAGCCATCTCCCACTTAAGTAACTTATTTGTGCCTAGAACTAAAACACCTTCATATAAAACCTCTAATGATCTACCTACTTTTTGTATGCCATATTGCTCTAGTATTTCATCTGGTGGATTAAATTGATCATCTTTTAGTATTATTTTTTCAGCACCAGTTGATGTTTCTTTAACTTTATAAACCTCGTTCATGTAGGTTTTATAGTTGAAGTATAATATTTGAACAGTGTTTGAATCAGAATTATTAGCAGTTGACATTGTGGTGCCATAAGAACCATTATTTTGAAACGAAGTTTTAGTTATGCTTTCTAAATCATCTTCACTGAGGTCAGGGAATTGTTTTTTTATTTCATTTACATGAACCGATTTTATTTCACCTACATAATATATATCATCAAAGTAAGGAGAATCTGTGTGCGAATAAACTAAGTAAGCAGGATCGACGTACTCTACCACAGCTCCTTCAGATTCAGAAAATCTATTCTTTACAGCTCCAATACCCAATGTTGTTAGGTCGTAGTTGACTCTTCTTCTCGTTAAATCATATTTATTACCTTCTAGCAGCACGTTTATAGCTTGTTCTTCGGCAACCTCAACGTTTTGTTTATATGTTAACTGCATGTGAAGCTCTAATTCTTCTTTCGTTTCTGGCAACGACTCTTGTTTGTTTTCAAAAAGATTTACACCTAGATTCTCATTAACATACTCGTTAATTTCTTTGGTTTGTAAATCTCTTATTATAGATTCCATATAAGCAGTACGTTTACTTATACCGTATGGGTCTTGAGAGTACGCCTTAATATCAAAAGTTCTTTCTGATATACCATTAACTACAATATCAACAAACTTAGGTATAATAGGTACAGGTTTCCAGTCTAAGTTAAGATAAGATAAATCACCGTTTATAGATAATTCATCTTTATACTTTTGCGTTGCCTGTTCGCCTCTAGCATATAATCTTAATTTGTGAAACGTGTTTTGGTTACTTTTATATCTATTAGCACCGTTTGTAGTTTTAAACCACTCGTCTTGTATAGCTCTACCAACCTTTAAGCCATACTCTTTAGAGGCTTTTTCTTGATCACTAGCAACTTGACTAGGAAAAAAACTTTTTACAACTGACTCAGCCATATGTTATTTTATTATTTTTGATAAACTACCGCTATTACTGAACTTAGCGATTTTTAAATTTATTGGTTGTTTTTCTATTCTAGCAATAGGCCTATATAAGTGTCTATTGCAAGCCATTATAGCTAAACCAGAGCTTATGGCAGCATCAAATTTTGTTCTTTTATTTATATCAAACTTAGCCCAATCACCTAGCGTTCTGTTAAAATACATATCACCATATTGAGAGTCTGATTTTAATCCCACATATTTATCTATATAAGACTCAATAGCAGCCGCGTGGGCTTGTTTAATATCTTCGCTAGAGTTTGGTATACCTCCTATTTCTTTTTCAGCAATTGATAATTTGTTCCAAATTTTATCAGGCCTGTTCATAGAATAACCTCTATATCCTCTTCTTTTAAAATAGTATAACAACCTAGGTTTATTGTTTTCAGCTAAAATTGGCATGCCATAAAAAACACAAGCCATTAGCACGTCTTCAAAAAACATTTCGGCGGTTTGTGGTCTAGCCACGTATTCTAAGAAAAAAGAATTAGGAGGCGCATCCTCCATACTAAATTTAGTCAAACCATGCAACGCACCTTTAGATCCATTGCCATCAACTGTTCCTGATATATCATAACTATCACAGCCAAACGCGCCAATATGTTCATTACCTGGGTGCTTTATACCGTTTTTAACCACCTGCTTGTTTTGTAAAGAATAACTTGGAACCCAAGTTATTTTAAATCTTCCATTGGAGTTTGGTAAAAATTTTACAACACTATCTTTTACTCCGTTTTCCCATTGAAAACTTCCTGTAGAAACAATGTTAGTGTTTCTTAAGTCTTCGTTGTAATCTATTTGCTCGTATATTTTAACTAAATTAAATATACTATTTTTTGTTTCATCTCTAAAAGCGTGCTCTTCGGTTCTTGGGAATTGTCTATAAAACTCATTTAAAGCGTCTTGATCGTTTTTTAAACCGTCAGCTTCATTATTCCAGTGCTCTAAAACTCCTATATCTATTAAGTCTCCATGAGGACCATTAACTTCTTTTTTTGGAGTATCGAAAACAGGGTGTCCATAAGAATCAATGAATCCTTCGTAGTTCCATTCCATAGGTATGAACAGAGAATATAGTCCTGAGCTAGTCTGTCCATTCCTGTTTCTTTTACTAGCGTCTGAGTTGTAGTATAGTTTTTTAAAATTTTCTCCACCTTTGTCTAATGAATTAGAAGTTGAACCCATCATGCACTTGCCAATAACCCTAGATCCTAATCTAAGGCAGGTTTTTGTAACTCTCCAATTGTTGAGTATATTGTCAGGTCTTTCCCATTTACCACTTTCATCATGTACTAATAAAGCTAGTTTCTCACCATCGTAACTATTGTCGCCTGTGTTCTTCCAGTCAATAGTTGTATCTAATCCCTCGAGTAACTCTTGGTCTTTTTTATTTTGTATTGACTTTCTAGTAAGTCTAGACGCGGGAATTCTATAGGCAAGCTCGGTTTTTGGTCTGTCCATACCGTCCTGGATGGGCTTGAAAAAGAAGGGATAGTTGACTGATATTGGTACAACTTTATCTGTGAACATTTTCTTAGCATCGGCTCCAGACTTAGACAAGATACCATACCGTGCATCTGACGTAATTGTTGCCAAATTAACGGCTTCCGCTGAAGACATAAAAGAAAATCCGGAACGGCGGTTTTTAAGATAACACATTCCGTAACATCGTGGATCTGCTTTACAAGCTTCCCAGAATATAAAGAATAATCTGTTTGCCTCTCTAAAGTCTGGTTTCCCAACATCAATCTTGGACCACTGCAAGTACATAAAGTGAGTGCCAGTAATGTAAGTAGCCAAATCTCTATTATAGAACCAATGGCCTTCTTCTCTTTTTTTAAATTCATTATCAATATAATTTTCCCACTTAGCTTTAAATGTGTCTGGATAATCTCTCCATTCGAACACGCTAGTAATGTTTTTAAGCTCTTTAGGGTATTCTTTTGGTTCCCACCTGTTAACACCTTTTGTTATATTTTTTGGTACTTTAGGAAGAGCTATTTTAAGACCTTGTATTTCATAGATCTCACCTATTTGACCTGTTTTACTTATAACTATAATATCATTTTCTTTATTATAGCCATATTTCCATTTTTTAGATTTATTTAATCTATTTAATGTATTTGTTTTTACAGGTTTTATTATTTTATATAAACTTTGCTCGTACATTACTTAGACCTCCTTTCCGCGAAACCACTAAAAGTTTTTTTAGTTTCATCTTTTGGTTTATCTTCTAAAATAGCTTCTTCTGATTGTATTCTTGTTAATATTTCAAACGCGTCAAATATTGCTAATTTTTTTGTTGCTGCCGCGTTTTTTAATCTATCAGCTGATATGTCATCGTCTGAATCAACAATAGGTTCTTTAGCAACCTTTATTAACTCTTCAACTGCTTTGTGTCCAGCTTGGATTATATTCTTTTTCGTTTCCTTTATGTTCATATTTAATTGTAATAAATTTATTTGGAACCCTGTATAATCTTTCGTTTTCTATAAAAAATTCATATTCATAACCGGGCTTAAAAGAAACTAAAGAATCTTTTTCTATGTAACCATCACTGTGCTTAACCACACCTTTACCGATAACCTCACTGCTAAGTTCCATTAGATTATCTTGCTGCAGTGGTTTAATAAAAGAAAAACCGCTAACGGATTTCCATTTTCCGTTTCTTTTATAAGCGTAAACTTGGTCTTGTTGAACAAAAAACAAATCTTCTTTAAAAAAACTTTTGCTATTTTTTTCTTTACCTCTTATATCATAAAATCTTCTAAAAACATTATGATGAACTATTATTTCATCACCAGGCATTATTTCAGAGCAAGAAGCTAAAGGTGTAGAAACCACTATGCCGTGTCTGCTAACGTATTGATGATTTTGCATGTCAGTGTTAAGTATTAACTCAGAACCATCTACATCAATATTACTGTTATTTCTTTTGTTAAATGGTTTTACTAAGAAGTTAAAAACACTGTTCATTAGTATTCTAAATTGTATTCAACAGCAATTGCCATGTTTTTATTAAAATCTTTCCACGGAAGTATTTCGTTATTTTTTTTAATATATATAGAGTACTTGTTATCTTCTTCTATTATATTTTCTATAACATGACCGCCATACACTTCTTGCCCTACAGCATAATGCATTGCGTCATTTTTATAATCTCGACCTATACTAATCTTTCTTACTAGACTCATTTTCTTTTACTTTGCCGTCATTGATATCAATACTGACATCTCCATATGAATCTTTTAATTCTTCTTGAAACTTTTGAAGGTCTTGCTGGACATTTGATATGCTGTGCAGTAGTCCATGCTTTTCAACTTCTAGTTCTCCCAGCTTTAACTGATGCTGGTTATAGCTCTTTACTAATTCTTGAAGTTTAGCTAATTCGTCTTTTTTAATTTTTTTCGCCATTTTATTAAATTTAATTGTTTTACATATAGTTAAGTATTACGTATTTACGCGTTACTTTAATTATCTATCGTCATAGTTACAGAAGTTGGGTTTTCTAGTTCAGCAATTTGTGAAGCGATACCGCCTTCAATAGCTTCAACTTGCTCTTCACCCATGGCTTCTTTTGTCCAGCCAACAACAACCTCGTTTGTTAATTCATCAAAAGGTATAAAAGTAGTTTCAGGATTTAAAGTTACTATTTGAACTCCAATATTAGTTGCTGAATAATCATCTTTAACTCCTGTTACTATCCAGTGTACATTATACACCACATTTGTTTCACCTTCTTCTTGAGGGTGCACATCTACTGTTTTACAATTCCAATCGTATGTTATCATTTTTTTTATTTTATTGATTTTAATAGTCCATTTTCAAAAATCCATCTCTGTTTGCCAACTGAAATTTCTCCTTTAAAACCACTTACTGCAGCGTTACTTCCGTCTTTACCGTTAGCGCCCGCTGCACCAGTTGCACCAGTTGCACCGGTCGCTCCTTGTGGGCCAGTTGCACCTTGAGACCCTTGTGAACCTGTGTTACCTTTGTCCCCCTTGTCGCCCTTATCGCCTTGTGAAGCTGCAGATGATGAGTCTTTTCCAAAAGCATCTTTTATAAAAGCGTGTAGCTCTTCTACATCCTGCCTTAAGTCTTCTACTTGTTTTAATAAAAATTTATTATATTGGTAAATAGCGTTATCGTTAAACAAATCGCTAATATCATCTAGTGAATCTAATTCTATAGATTGTTCTTTAGATATTATAGTTTCACCATTAGAATTTTTGTTAGCTTCTTGCCCTTCTGATCCTTCCTTATAAAGTTTTTTACCTCTAATATCGTCGTTTATATTTGCCATATTAAGTTATATTATATTCATACCATATTTGATAAGAAATTCCTCCCATTCTTGGCTGAGTTGCTACACCGGTCACAACTCCTATCTGCACTTCGTCTTCAGCGTTAAAAGTAAAATTAGTAGTTCCAAAATCAAAAGTAACTTTCATGCCCACCCCAGCTCCACCCGTGACGCTTCCAGTGTAGGTTGTGCCGCTTAATACTCCATTTATTTTTTTACGAAAAGTACAAGCCGTAGCTGTTGGTGTACTTCCTGATGTATGTTTTAGTATGATTTTTCTAATCCTACCCGCGTACAAAGGCACCCAGTGATTATAATATTGGTCTGACGAAGCCATTGCTGTTGTATTTGTAGAAATCCACACTGGGTTAGCGCCGTCTTGACTTCTTGGGCTATGGAAAAACCCGCCACTGTGAAAATGAGAGACATAGCCTTTATATCCATCTACAGCTTTTACATGACCATTAACCTCTAGTTTTTCGCCGGGGCTAGTTGTTCCAATACCTACGTCGCCGCCATTGAAATATACGTCACCGGTTGCTGGAATGTAATTTGTTACAGTTGATGTGTTGTCTTTTGTTTGGAAAGACGTGTTTGAACTACCTCCTTGAGCTATTATATTGCCTTGAACCTGTATGTTGCTTTGGTGAACAGCAGGCGCTCCAAAGAAAATTGTTTCACCTGACGTGCCAGTATTTATAAACGTAGAGCTAAATGCTTGCGAAATGTTAAGATACTGATTAGATGTGCTACCCTGGTAAAGCTGTAGGTTTCCAACAATTCTAGTACTACCAGCAACATCTAACTTGAAGGCGGGTGAAGATGTGCCAATACCTACTTTACCGCTATTATAACCCATTATAACGTTACCATCATAACCATTTATACTCATGTTAGTGGTGGTTGCGTCTTTAAAAACTATAGTGTTATTGTAACCAGAAATAATATCTAAACCTCCATTGGTTGATGTTATTTGGCTTCTAGAAGTACTAGAATCATGCCCAATAGTTAGCGGATATAATGCGCTTGCAGACATTTTAATAGCTCCGGCCACATCCAATTTTTCTGTTGGACTAGTAGTCCCTATACCGACGTTGCCGCCTCCTTGGATAACAAATTGAGTTGCACCGCCTGAAGCGTTGTATATACTAAATCCATCTTGGGTAACATTATGCACTCCAGCTACTAACTCTATATTATCGCCCCCGCTGGCTGTATTTGTATTAGATAATCTTATTCTTGCCGATGATTGGTCGCCACTTGAAACGTGAAGCTTTTGTAAAGGATTAGTCGTTCCAATCCCGACGTTACCTCCTGAAGTTATTCTGACCTTCTCGCTTCCACCACCGTAAAATCCGTGATAAGCAACATTTGTTGAAACTCCATAAACTACTGCTCCACCAACATAACTATCTATAGGCCCAATGTAAGTTGTGTTAGTAGCGTTCATACCTAAAACTCTAGGCTGAGCTCCAGCTGTATCTCTTACTCTAAAATATGTTGAATTTGTAGCTAATCTTATATCACCTGATGCTACATCTAACTTAGCTCCAGGACTAGCAGTTCCAACACCTACTCTATTATTAGTAGTGTCTGTGTACAACACGCCGTTGTCCACGTCAATTCCATTTAAAAATTTTATTGACATAAATTAAATTTTATTATTTATTACGAATAACTTACTGTCTTGTCAGTTAACCCGTTTTTAGCGTCTATAACCACTACTCTAATATCACCTATACCGTCAGCTACTAATTCTGTTCCAGTTAAAGAAAATATTATTGATATAGCGGAGTTGCTAGTGTGATCTACGTCAGCGTGAACTATATTACCACTTGTAGTATCGTAGAGTTGCACTATTAAGTTTTTAGAGCTTAAATTGTGTGTAAATGAAGCTGTGTTGTTACCCGCCATTGCACTAACATCTATAAGCGCCGCGGCTGTTGATAATTGGGTATTAGTTCCTGCATTAGCCCAAGAAAAAGTTCCATCACCATCAGAAGCTAGTACTTGGCCAGCTGTACCGTTAGATCCCACTTTAAGCTCCGCAGCTCCAACAACATTTTCGTCAATATTAGCATTTAATGCAACATTACCAGTACCATCAAAAGCAACACTAGCAGATGAAATATCGCCGGTTATAGAAAAGTTTCTTGAATTTTCTAATGCCGTAGCTGTATCAGCGTTACCTTCTAAGTCGGCAACTAATGTACCTTTAGTATCGATAGTACCTGTGCCGGCTGGTTCTGTATTTGCAATACCAAGTTGGAACTTAGGCGTTGTAATATTCGTACTAGCGTCATACCACATACCCGGGTATTTGTCTCCTGAGGAAACAATCTTACCATACCAACCAATATCTGAAGCGTTAGCTGTATTATCTTTAGCATACTTCATCATATTATCACCGATAGCCACTGTTGTTGAATCTATGGTAGTGGTTGTTCCTTGAACATCTAAGTTACCAACTATTGTTACGGTTGTTCCGTCATCTGAAATAGAAGAGTCTTCTATGCCTGTTCCTCCTGTTGACCATTTTGGCACTGTGTTTGCTGTACCAGTACCTGTTACTGTTCCAGAACTGAAGGTAAGGTTACTCTGCATATACGTTTGTAGAACAGACGTGTCAATTCTTTTTATAACGCCTGCATCACTAATTAAAAATTCGTCAGCGCTAACTAATCCAGATGTTAATTCTGTTTGACCGGAAATAATGTTATTATTAAGCATTCCTGATTCGACCGCAGCAGCTGCAATTGTTGTCGAAATACTTGTTGTTCCAGAACCAGTTACGTCTCCTGTTAACGTTATTGTTTCATTACCTGTAATATATCCTGAATCATTTGTAAATGTACTAATATTTAAACCTGTTGTAAAGTCATATATTTGATCACCCGTGGCCAACGCCGGCCCGGAATTTACAATAGCCGCTGTTTTAGCCTGTATTGTATTTGTGCTTATTTCTATAGTTTGTCCATCGACTACAACCTGCAAGTCTACAGCGCCAGAGGTAGCACCCCCTGTTAAACCTGAGCCTGAGGCTGTGTTAACAGCTGTTATGTCTCCAGCGCCATCAAGATTAATCCAAACTGTGCCGTTGTAGTACTGCATTGTGTTTGTCCCGGTGTCGTAAAGGAATTTACCTTCAACATCAGAAGCAGTTGCTGTTGTTGTTTTGTGAAGTATCGCATTTTGTAATTCTGATACGCTTCGTAAGTCTAAATGATTTAAAAATGGAATTGCCATATTTTTAGTTTAAATAAGCGTAACCACTTTCTGCGGCCGCTAGGTTAATTGTTAAGTTGTTTTGGTCTATATATTGTACTCCAGCAAACGCTCCCACATTTTCATATACCTGGTTACTGCTAGAGAATTTTATGCTAACGCTTGGAAATTTATTTAAGTTGTGATTTATGGTCCAAGTTGTTGAAGCGTTTATTTGATTATGCGCGTATGTTGCATCCTGCGCATACATAGATATTGCATATATTTTTTCTAAAGAAAGTGAGCCGTTGCTAGATATGTGATCTAAACTTAGGTCATAGTTGTTTGAATTATTTACATCTTCAACAATGCTTGTAATATCAAACAACCCGTATGCGTCTGGGTTTTTTATATCAACTAGTAATATTCTTTTACCTTTGTATTCTAGTAAAAAGTTTTGTATATTTTTATCACCTTTGGTGATTTTATTTAGCTTTATAGTAGTTAAGCTACTTATTGGAGCGCCATCAGCTGGGCCATATAAACCTCCAGATTGTATTGTATTTACAAACTCCCAAGAATGCTGACCATTTACATTTACAAAACCTTTAGATAAAAACTCTCCAAGATCTTGTAGGTTAAAATTTTTAGTAACTAAACCTGAAGAATCAGTACCTATTACCTTGTCTTGAGAGGTAACGTTGTTATCTATCACATACGTACTAATTCTAGCCATTTAGTCTTTTTTTGTTATAGCTTTTGATTTTTCCCAAGTACGACCTACAAAGTAAGCTCCATATACTGTAACAAGTAATGTTTGAAATATTGGTATATACTCTTCTGCTATTTTAAACTCTCCTATATTACCATCAAAAAAAGCACAACCAGTGAATATAACGGTTAAGTATATAAGCACCATTGGGCGTATATTCTTGGATAGAAAGCTATCAGATTCCATATCTGATTTCCATCTTGCCGTTACTTGCTCTTGCGCTTCTTTATCGGCTTTCTCAAGTATTTCAGTTATAAGGCGATGCGCCTCTAATTTCTCCTCCTTGGTAGTAGTTAACTTATCGATAACGTCACCAACCTCCTTGATAACGTTACCGGTTAGCCATTCCCATATTTTTTTCATTAAAACTTAAAGTTTTGCTTAAACGCTTCAATAAAACCTTTTTGGCTCAAATCTTTTTTAAATTTATTATTTATAGATTGTTGACTGTTTTTAGATTTAAGTGCTTGCGCATCTGATCTTTTATTACCTTCTCTTGCTTGTGTAATAAACCTGCTGAACATAGTCCCATCGTTATTGCTATCGTTAAAAACAGTATCACCATCTCCATCTGCGTCAAGCATTGATTTTTTACCCGTCTTTGGTTCCGTCTGCTTATTAGAACTCGATTTAGGATCGTTTGTGCCTACAGGAAATGATTTATAGAAATCATCATAAGTATCGACGTAGTCGCTAGATATTAGTTTTTTCTTTTTTAAATCATTACCCGTAGCATTTGGGTGTTGTCTTCTCAAACCTGAAAGATAAGTTTGGTAACTTCCTCCTTCTGGATCAGCTTTTCGTTTTTTACCCGTATTTGGTTCTGTGTGATTGTTAGAACTTGGTTTAGGGTCGTTTGTGCCTACAGGAAATGACTTGTAAAAATCATTATAAGTATCTACATATTCGCTAGATATTAATTTTTTCTTTTTTAAATCATCGCCTGTAGCGTTTGGGTATTGTCTTCTTAGTCCAGATAAATAAGTTTGATAAGACCCTCCCTCTGGATCAGCTTTTTGTTTTTTACCTGTTTTTGGTTCTGTCTGTTTCAATGAAGAGTATTTTTTAGCCATAGCTTTAGATACTCCTAGCTTAGCTGGTCCAACACCTTTTCCGTAATTTGCCATTTTGTTTTGTTTTAATTGTTTTGTTTGTTATAATATATAGTACCATTCCAATCGCCTTTGAAAATGGCTTTCATTTTAGTTTCATTAATTAACTTATATTTTACTTGTACTCTGTGGTTGTTTTCTACGTAAAATATAGTTGTTTTCATTCTTTTTCTAGTAAACCTAACTACTTTTTCCTTTACAGTGTGTAATTCTACTTTTTTTATATTATCAACAACTGATTTGTTAAAAAAATAATTATATATTTCTAATTGTCCATTTTTTTCAGTTATCAACATTGAGTAATCGCTCCCATCACTGTGCCAGCTTCCTAAAAAACCATTTGATTTAAATTCTGTTTTTACTTCTGTGTTTACTAAAAAGCTTGAAAAAAACAAGCTTAAAGTTAAAATTAGTGTTTTCATTTTATTAAATTTTATTGTTTATATATATAATATATAATTACACGTTATATGCGTATTTAAGCGTTTTTAAAATTAGAAATAATATCTTGCTTTTCTTCTTCGTAAGCTATAGTGTTTAAGGCTTTTACTATATCTTTTTTGTTAAAAGATTTATAAAACCATTGTTCTTTAACTTCTGGAATTTTTTGTTCTATTTTTTTAAGATCATCAACGTTATATTTTTTACCATACTCATGGTTTATTAATGATCTAAATTGATTAAAAGTTCCCATAGTTTCTTCAGGTCTTGCTATGTATTCTCTTTGCTCCATAGTTAGGTTTTTACCCCTAGTAGATTTCATTATATCTCCACCTAGTATACTAACTAGCGTGCGGCCTTGTATGGCATCATAATTACTGTAATGGGTAAGTTCTTCGTCAATCATTGGACCAGTTGAACCAACTTCTCCTTTTATTACATCAATAGAAGTTCCAATTCCAATGTTTCTATGTAAACCTGTTTTTGGTTCATAATTGGTAACCACGGATGCATTAGCATGCTCTGGAGCTTTACCTTTAAGAATCCTAGCTTTTTTAGCTTGATCATACATTTTTTTTAGATCTTCGATAGAAACTCTTTTACCATCAGCAGTTAGCGCCTGCCTAGACATGAGTTCTAAAACCTCCGGTTGCCCGTAATGTCCAAAAAACCACTCCTTCTGTGATACTTCTTTTCCTTTTTGTGATTCTTCTTGTTTTAATGAAGGATTTATTAAATCAAAAAAACCTATAGACTTATCAGTTTTACCTTTTGTTACTAAGTTTTTGTCTTTATTTACTTCAGCTATATGTGCAAATTGGTGACCTTCGTAATCTGGTTTTTTATTATTAAATACAATTCCTAAGTCTACCGGATCTAAATTTTCAGTTTTAATAGGCGGGTCTATGTTTGCTAAGCCACTATTGCTTAGCTTTTTTTTCATACTAAATGCCATATTCTTATTTTTTATAAGGAAACGCTTTATTTAAAGCTTTCTTTCTTTTTTTACAACCGCAATCACCTGGTAGTTTTTCAACTATTTTTTTTATACCTGTAGCTTTTGTGAATTTTTCTATTGTATCACCTAATCCTTTTGACTTCATATTTTTAAAATCTACTGCAACACCATCTTTTTCTTGCTGCTCTACCTCTTTCTCCAGTCCAACTTTTAGATCTTGAGCAAAAGGCTTTTTGTCTTTTATAAGCTTTTGTGCCAGCCTTTACATCACATTTTGTAACAGCTGTTTTAAGCTTGCTTCCTGGATTTTCTTTTCTATACTTTTTAACACCAGCTGATGTCATTCCAGCGCCTTCGTCTACTGATCTAAAATTTCTACTTTTACCTTTTGTTGTTTTTCTTAGTTTTTTACTAGGCGAGGGCTTAGGCGGTTGCTTTACAGAAGAAGCATCAAAAGACGTTGTTATAGCAACAGGTGTAATACTAACAGGTTTAACCATAATCCTAGCGCTTTCTTGAACTTTTCTAGAACTCGCCGCGTCTTTTAATCTTTGTATTTCCTTTGTGTCTTCTTGTTCAATCAATGCTGAATCAAATCCATCGCTAGCAACCTTAGAGTAATCCCTGTGAGTTCCACCCGCATACTTAGCGCCTTGCATTAAAGCTTCATTCATTTTAAAAGCTGAAGATTTAGCTTTATTTGTTATTATATTTCCTTTGTAAGCCATAATTATGATAGTTTGTTAGCTTCTTTTTCCCACTCAAAATCGTCACCTTCTTGGCCTTTTTCAGAGCCATCCATAGCAATTAACATGCCTTGATCTCTTTTGTATACTCTAGATGGTGATTTCGTATCTTTCTTCCACGTTACTATAGCATCGTTATAATCTAATTTATTCTGAAGCATTTGGCAGTGGTGTACATTTTCGTGTGCTATAGCAGATTTCTTTTTAGCCGCAGAAACATTTTTGTCAACGAAAGTTGTTCCGTCTCTGTTTGCTTCTGCTATAACGTTCGTGTCTAGGTTTTTTTCAAAAACAGGTCTTCCAAATGTAGACAGCTCTTCGTTATATCCAAAAAGATCTCCCTTGCTTTTAAGTTTAAAGTTCATTAGTTATATTTACAACTTTTCTTAGGTAAAGCAGACCCATCTATTTGAGAGGTAACACCCATTGATTTAGCAGCTTTAACGCCATCAGGCCCAGAATCTATAAGACTCTGTTGCCCTTTATTTTTTGCTGAATATTTAGCAGGAGAATCGCAGCCACAAGGTGGCTCACACCCACAGTCTCCACCTATTATTGGTTGTGTTGATTTTAATCCATTCTGTGTAGAGTATTGAGCTCTTGCTGTAATTGGTAAGTTCATGTTGTTTGTTTTATCTTTCGTTGTCTTTTATCATATCATCTATAGCCTTATTGTAGACTTTATCTGTATATGTTTTATTTTTGTAAAATTTACTTTTGTTATAAGTTGGTAAGTCCTCCTCTCCTAGTAATATTCTATATATTCTACTTATTAAATGCTTGCATTTAGTAGAAACTTTATAAACTGAATATTTAGACGTTGTTCTGTTTCTGTTTTTAAAAACATCTATCCAACCTTCGTCTCTTAACCTATTCCACCTATGTTTATCCCAACTGTAAGTGTAAGACCCGTCTATAAAGCCATTTCTAGTAAAAAACTGTTTACAGTCTAAATATATTAACAACTCAAGATCAGCGTCTTTAATATCATATGTCTTACAGGCCCACTTTCTAACCAACCTATAATACTTGAAAATCTGTCTATCTCGTAAATCTTTAGCACCTATTCTCATTCAACTATTACAACATCTGATATTTTTATAACATAGTAAAGTTTTTCCTCATGTTGAATACCATAGCCCTGATGCTTGTCGTATCTAACTATATCACCTTCTTTAACAACAGGAACTTGATCACCCACGCTTATAACTCTTCCTTTTAAGTATCTAACGTCGTCGTTTTGGGATTCTGTTAACTCTAGGCCACCAACTTTCTTAGGTGCTTCTTTTATTTTGTCTACTACTAAATAATAATTAATTGCTTGCATCGTCTAGTCTTTTATTACTAATTATACAATCAGCAGATATTATTGTAGTAGCTACACTAACAGCGTTTTTAAGTGCCGATTTTGTAACCAAAACCGGATCTATAATTCCAGCTTTAATCATGTTTTTAGTGCAACCGCAAGTTACATCAACTCCATAGCCTTTTCTTTTAGGTATTGATATTTCTATATTTGCGTTTTCTAATATTGTAATATATGGAGCTATAATAGACTTCAATAATATTTCTTCTCCCTTGCTTTTAGGCTTAATTGATTGAGCTGCGTTAAGTAGCGCCACACCACCACCAGAAATAATACCTTCTTTCAGTGCTGCTTTAGTTGCATATATAGCGTCTTCAACTCTATCTTTTTTTTCTTTGAGTTCTACCTTACTGTTAGCTCCTACTTTTACAATACCAACTATTCCAGACAACATAGCTAATCGCTGTTCTAGTTTTTTCTTAAAAAAGCCGTTTGTCTCTTCTTTTATTTTTGACTTAACGTCTTCTATTCTATGCTTTAGGTCTTCTCTATCTTTATTAACTTGTAGTACTGTATTAGTTGTATCTGTAACAGACTTTATAGCACTACCTAGAACAGATGGATCTATTAAGTCTAAGTCATCACCTAGCTCTTCGTTCATAAGTTTAGCGCCTGTTAAAAAAGCTAAGTCCTCCATGGACTGCAGTTTTGTTGGTCCAAAACCTGGTGGCTCTACTATGTTTACTTTTATATTACCTTTAACTTTATTTGCTATTAAAGTTGCATATGGTTGTTGCTCTAAGTCCGCAACTATTAAAAGTGGTTTTTTATTTTTAATAACAAACTCAAGTACGCTTTGTATTTTTCTTATATTTGTAACTGGTGAAGAAATTAGTAAAACATAAGGATTTTCTAGTGTACAAACTGATTTTTCTTTATCAGTAGCTAAATGTGGTGATTTTAGTTTTGAATCAAACTGAACGCCATCAACAAACTCAACATAAGTTTCGTTTGTATCAGACTCTTCCATTAGAACGACTCCATCTTTGCCAACTTTTTCGTAAGCTTGGCCAATCTTGTCTCCAAGCTCTTTGTCATTATTGCATGAAATGCTAGCGACTTCTCTAAGCATTTTATTTTTAACTGGTATACTGGTTTTATCAAGATATACCATAACTTTTTCACTGCATTGCTTAATGCCAGCTTTAATGTCTCTAATCGTTTCTTCATTATCTGAATCGTTTATGCTTTTTAATATAGAGTGAGCAAGAACGGTTGCCGTTGTGGTACCGTCACCCGCTTCTCTAACTGTATTTCCTGCGGCTTCTTTTATTAATGTTGCCCCTATGTTTTCGACCGGGTCGATCAAGACTACGCTTTCTGCAACGGTTACTCCGTCTTTTGTTATTACCGGTCGGCCAAGTGCGTCTTCGTAAATTACGCATTTTCCAGAAGCACCTAAAGTGCTTTTTACTGCGTTAGTTAATTTTTCAACGCCTGACATTATTTTCTTGTTGGCTTTTACGCCAAAAGTCAAATCTTTAACAATTTGACTAGGGTTATTAAATTCCATTAAATTAAATTTTAAATATTACTTAAATGTTTTTACCACTTTCGGGCCGTTTACAAAATCAATCTTTTTTAGATAATGTTCTATGGTTTTATCTATTGATGTTTCTGCGGCTTGCATAGTTTCTCGCCTTGTTACATCAACCCACTCATCGTTTTTACGTAGGTCTTTGTATTCTGTCTGGTAATACCCATTTGGTAGCTGCACAATACGCCAGTTCGCCTTGTTGGTAATGTGGTTCCATAGTTTCAAATGGTTTTCCGTTGGTTGTGGTTGACTAGACCACGAATTAGTCGAATAATAAACTGTCATTGGTTTTGGTTTTAAAGGTTATTAATATATATATAGTTACTTGATAAAAATTTTATTTAATTTTTTGTCGCGCCAGGTAGTAAGGTTTCAGTGTTTTGACACCTGTATCTAAAACTTAATGCTATTACCAAACCTCCTGATGCAAGATTACTAGTTATTATACTAGCTGTAGAATACCCAGATGGTCGAGTAATGGATATCGAAGCATTAGCACCTAATGCGTTAGTTTTTATTTGGCTTAAAAATAAAGATGGAAACTCAGTTCCGTTGTTGGATATATTTTGGAAGTTTGATATGTTTCCCATGAAAAAGTATGTATCAGTACCGGTGTTGTATCTTCCTTCAACTGCGTAAGGAATGCAGTCTTTTATTTTTAAAGCCTGACCTAGGTCTGAGTATGAAAAACTACTTGTTGAAACACGTAGGTACACATCTACCATGTTCCCTGTCCTTGCCCAGTGTCCTATTCTACTTGTATAAGACGCACCTGTTATACCAGCTTCTATTGATGGTTCAACAGTACCTGTTGTTTGTGTTACAACATCTGAAGTAAGTGAAACCGTTACATTACCAGTAGTATTTGGCGTTACCGATATTCCTGTACCTGCATTAACTGATTCTACTGCTCCAGGAGGACCTGTTAACCCTATTGGGCCTTGCGGGCCTACTGATCCTGTTTGACCTATCGCGCCTGTTTCACCTTGCGCTCCGTTACTACCGTTTTGTCCAGCTTGTCCTTGTATTCCTTGTATTCCTTGTATTCCCTGCTCTCCATTAGATCCGTTTGCTCCCGCAGCACCTTGAGCACCTTGAGCTCCTTGAACACCCTGTATTCCTTGAGGTCCTCTTAAAGGCCCGATGTTTAACCAAGTGTTTCCTGAAGTCCAAACATAACCATCTCCTGCAGTACCTGCTCCATAAGAGCAACCAGCATCATCAGAGTCAAGTACATATAAATCTCCAGACGTATTGCCGCTTGTTGGTAAACCTGAGCAATTAGCCACAGTGCCAAGCACACTTATTGATGTTCCATCTGCTCCTGACGCACCTTGTGAACCCGTCTGACCAGTCGCTCCTTGTGCTCCAGTTTGCCCAGTTGGTCCTGTAGCTCCGTCTGCTCCATCATTTCCAGCAGGTCCTTGCGCTCCATCAGTTCCATCACTACCATCTGCACCGTCTGATCCAGCAGGCCCAGTAGCACCTGTTTCCCCTGCAGGTCCTTGAGGGCCTTGAGATCCAGCCCCTATAAATCCAGATAGCGCTCCTACTGTAAAGTTTTTTGTTTTTCCAAAGTTATTACCTGGGTTTCCATCTGTACCTACTACTTTATCCTCTGAAGATATGTCAGTGTCGTTTGAGTATGTCTTAATTCTCGCCATGTTTATTTAGTATTGTATGTTTTACCTTTTTCTTTTTTAGTACCCTTACCTTCATTGCCTCTATTAGATTTTATAGTCACGCATTTTTGTCTTTTGTGGTCATAATCATAACCTTTTGGACACGGATTCTTTCTACGCTCTCTTTGTGAGTGTGCTTTTTTTGCTTTTCTAGCCGGAGTTTTAGCAAATGCTAAGTCACGAGCTGCTTTTGCGCGTCTAGCGGCTGGTGAAAGTTTTTGTTTTGCCATATTTTTATAATCACTTAATTAAATCTGTATTTAAACATGACATTTGCCTGTTACTTACAGTACTTATAAGGCTTGTGTCATATTTTTGTTAGAAATAGAGAAGTAAAGTGTTATATATAGAGAAATATTGACGCGGCCCACCTGCCAAAGTCAAATATTTTTGCCCAGCCCCCGGCCATTTTACATAAAACCTCTAGATTTTTCACGTTTTAGCCCCCGCCCGCCAGGGCGTATAGCATTACTCTCAAGAGTTTTACGGCCACACCTGGATAATATTATTGTAGTACAGCCTGGTTCTGAGACAAGACCGGAAGAGTAGACTCCACTGTACGTCGCCCCCCCCTGGGGGGTGTATAGCATTCTGTCAAGAGTTTTACGGAATTACTAAGATAATATATTTGTAAATAACTTAATAATTAATAAATAATAAATACTATGAAAAATTCAATTCAATCAAAAAGATTCGTCATCAGAAAATCTTTAATCGGTAAAAATCAAATCATTGAAGTAACATTTAAAAGTGGAAAAACTTTTACTTATAATCATGATAAAGTATATGACATAATGAAAAGTAAATTAGAAACTATGAACTGTTTTGAAAAATACAAATCATATACTTCAAGTACTTCGGTACCAGTTATACTACGCGACAAAGAAGTCGTTTAGTATATACCAAAAGTGTGACAATAGCCTCTTACTTATATAACTTATGAGGCTAATGTCATAGTATTAAAGCCTGGCTTTGAAATAGAGTCGGAAGAGTAGACTCCGTCCTACAACAAAATGGCGCCCGAAGGGCGTCGTGTATAGCATCTTCGCTTCTCCGTAAAACGCTTGCGTGTATAGCACTCGTCAAATAAAATACGAAACCATTCAGATAATATTAATGTAACTAAAAAATAATAATAACTTAAATAAATTAACTATGCAAAATTTAAAATCAAAACGCTTCGTTGTAAGAAAATCACTAATCGGAAAAAACCAAGTAATTGAAGTCACTTTCAAAAATGGAAAAAAAGTAAAGTATAACCATGACAAAGTGTACAATATAATGAAAGGTAAATTAGAGCAAATGCCTTGCTTTGAAAAGTACAAAAGTTATACAAGCAGCACTTCAATACCAGTAATATTGAGAGACAAAGTAATAATTTAATTACTTCACGCAGTGGGGAGTAGGATAATAACTCCTCACTGTTTTTAATCACTAAACAAATAATCACCTTTAAACAAGTAAAAACTATGTATAAATTTCACCATAATAAAATAGTAAATATTATATCTAACTCATTGGTTTACAGTGCAATAACTTTAATAATAAGTGGCTCACTGTTAATACTAATATCATTAGTAAATGGTGATGTACCTAACTCTTTTGGAATATATGGCTAAAATCAAACAAATTAAATACGAAAATAGTAAGATAATATAATAAAATAATAACTAATAAAACAAATAACTATGCTAGAATATATAGATTTTACTTCAATATGTGAAGATAACAATTTAACAAGTGGTGACATTACACCAAATCAAACACTACAATTAGAAAATATAATAAAAGAATTCATTAATCAAAATAAATAAATAACTATGCAAATAAACTTATCACAAATAGACAATATGGAATTCGAAGGAGTAGACTTCTCTGACTATCCAGACTTCGTAGACGCTTTCTTAGTATCAGCAGATATAGACGGCAGAGAATTAACAGAAGAAGAGGTAGATTACCTTAACGACGAGCACCGAGATTTTGTTAACGAGTCAGTATTTGACTCAATATTCTAAAAAATATGCAACATAGAAACATACCATATGAATACCGAGAGTGGACTGCTTATAACGGGCAAGAGTGCTCATCATATACATGCAAGTACTTTAACTTCTATCCTTACTACTTAATGTCGTTTCCTGCAAAAACAAAACAAGAAATGCAAGATAAAATAGACGAGTTAGTAGATAACAGACAAGTATATATAACTAAACACAAGCTATCGACCAAGGCAGCCGGTGAATTCTATAAAAAATTAAACTATAAAGGCGATTAAATATGAGATATAATATAATATATTGGAGCAATGGCTCTTATGAACCAGAGATAATAGATGAAGCAGAAGATAAGGTAGAAGCTCTAAATCTTGTAAAAGAATACAGGTTGGCTTTTCAATCTAACAATATAAGCTTTCAAAGAATGTAGTGTTACAAATTAAATACGATACACTACAGATAATATAATAAACAAATAAAATATACTATGCAAAAAATTAAATTCTTAAAAGAAAATCACGTACGCCTTGAAGGTACAACCTACAAAGGCTACACAGTAGGCAATCTACCAAAATCTTTTGGCTTCATGTACAATGAAGATGAAGACAAAGAAGGTAAATCAGAGTGGTTTAATTACAAAGGTCTTACTTATGTACATAAAACCGAGCTACCATGGTAGTAACTAATATGAAAGAGCTATGCGAATACTCTATACAACAGAA